TCATCAAAAGACCCATCCCACCCAGCTATGCTATTTTCTGCAGACTTTAATCCAGCATAAATAGTACCCAACCCTGCTTCACATATTAAATCAACATTAGAGTTTTCATTTTCTGTGAGGTCAAAAGATTTTAATACACGATCAATTTTGAGTTCAAGATTGCCTATAGTTTTGTCTTTTTTGTTTGTAGTTTGTAAATACCCTCCAGTAGACCATAAAGCCTTAGTATCTTCTGCTATTCTCACCTTTTTAACTGGCTTGCCTTTTGAATCTGTCCAGTCTGTAGATTGGGAAATATTAGGATTGATGGCTAATCTAATACGGGAACTATCGTTATTTTCTAATTTTGTTTCCAAATTAAATGATATTAATCTACCTCCCTTGGCATCTGTTTGTGTTCTCTTACTGTTAAGCGAACCAGCATATGCTTCTGCAGTTGAATAATTAAGTGTGATGCCGTCTGGTAAATTAGGTGAAGTATTTAATTTGAACAAGAAAAGTTTAACACAATCATCATAATCTCTTCCTGCAAAATCATAAGAAGGATATCTGGAGATTCTTTCGGATACACTAGAAAAGGCAACACTGGAATATGACTCTGTAAGTGTGAAGCTTAATCTATTTTGCGGCACTGTAACGAAATCCTGTATGTAAACATCTGTGCCATTAAGTGTTACAGAACTTACAGCATTAATAGCTTTTACAGATTGAATAGAGCGAAAATCTGTAGTGGGTGTATCGTCTGCATTGTCAGACATACCTACGTAAAACCCTTCGTACAATTCATTTACAGACAATTTATCTTTATTTACTAATACTATACCGGATTTTTGAATGTCTGATATATTATCAATGGTAAAAGAAGAAGTTGAAGAATGATATTTAATATCATAATCAATAGAAGCAGATGGTACTACACCTGCAACAAAGGCTGAGCAAGAAGACACGTTGGTGATTACAGATGTAAAATCTGTATTAAACTTATCAACCCAGCTTGTAGGCGCACCTTTATACAAACCAAGACCATTGGTTAAACCCGATCGGTAGTTAACTGATGTATTAATAAGACCAGTTAAACGCTCTATGAATATAGTATTGAGGTCAAAATCATTAAGTTTCTTTTTCAAATAATTCTGATTAGAGGCAGGTTTTGCCGGCGAATATGCACCTGCATAAGTCCAATTATTAATTAAAGTAACATCATCAGTATCACTGATGTTTAATTCTTTAACTATATCAATAAAAATACTTGATGCCACGGCGCGATTTAGTGTAAAAGTTTGTGAGTTTAATGAACTAACACCTTGAACACCTGAATTCCAACTTATATTATTTTCTTTAACATAACTCTCATATTGACTATCACTTATTAAAACAGATTGTGGGGGTAATATATAATAAGCTTTTGCTGATGCTAGAGCCGGCCCATGTGGTAATACCGGAAATAACAAGGCACTATAATAATTTTGTGACCCATCACCGCCGTTTGCACCATAGGGAAGTCTAGTAACTTTCACATCTGGCCCAGAAGCTAATAATTGATCTACTGTGTGATATAAATATCTTTCTGCAGCATTTTGTGGCAAACCAAAAATAGTTTGAAACTCAGATATACTTCTGATATTAATTATTTCATCTGTAGGACCTTGAGAAGCAAACCCAGTAACAATTGCAGTTGATCTAATATCTGTTTCAGATGTTCTACCAGTTAAATCTGTTTCTATTATTTGTATACCCGGAGATTCAATGGTTCTTGGTGATTGGATTATTGAGGTTGCCATAAATTTATTATAAAAATATTTATCCTTTTAGATGCCCATTTTGAATATTTCTTGTTGTAAGGTAAATATAATAGATAATATATGAAATTATACGAACAATTGTGTTTTGATATTCTTAATGAATATCAAACAACTAATCCAACTAATCCATCTAATCCTAAAACATTAGCTATAGCAGAAATTTTAAAAAAAGCTAACGTTACAGACCAAAACGTGTTAAAAGCTATATCTGATATATTGGACCAGGAAGATGACAAATCCGCAAATGTTCAACCCACTACGCCTAATAACACAACACCTGCACCAGTTCCTGGGGCGGTTATTCCCCCCACTACTAGCGCACAGGGAATTAAACCATAATTATGCATAAAAAGCAAAAAACAAAAAACAAAACTGAAATTTCATATACAAATGATAACACAAATGAAAAATCAAAAGATGAGTCTCCTTATGTGTTTCAAAGAGAAAAGGTTGGATTTGAATTCACAGTTAAAGAATTGCCTTGGACAGAAAAACAAAAACAGTTAATAGAAATTATTAAAGATAAAAACGCAAAGTGCATTTTTATAGAAGGCCCAGCAGGTACATCTAAAACTCTCACAGCTGTTTATGGTGCTTTAAATTTGTTAAAAAATAAAAAAATATCAGATATAGTTTTTATAAGAAGTGCTGTTGAAAGTGCAGATTCTAAAATTGGTTATTTGCCAGGGTCTATTGATGAAAAATTCGAAGCCTATATGATTCCATTTATGGAAAAATTGGAAGAATTATTGGATAAGGGAGCTTTAAATAGATTACGTAATGATGAAAGATTTAGTGCAACACCTGTAAATTATATTAGAGGATTGCATTGGGCTGCTAAAGTTATTATTGTAGATGAGTGTCAAAATATAACCTTTAGAGAATTAATCACTACTATTACTCGTATGGGTGAATTTTCTAAAATAATATTTTGTGGGGATCCTATGCAATCTGATTTAGCAGAAAATAAATCGGGAGGTTTTTCCAAGATATGTGACATTTTTTCAGATGAAGAATCAAAAAAGCACGGCATACATCATTTTCAATTTACTAAAGAAGACATTGTTAGATCTGAGTTTGTAAAATTTGTAATAAACAAATTAGAAAACGAAAAGGATACGTGGAAACCTAAAAGTTCAACTAAATAATACTATGAGTGATAAATCAGAACACCAAACCTTAACAAATAGACCTATAGGATGCATATACTGTGGTGCTACTGTAATAGGAAAAGTTACACAAATTACACCAAACGAAAAGCAAATAAAATGGCAATGTGACAGATGTGGCAATTTAGTTCGTATAGGAAAGGTTTAAATGGAACTAAACGGAATAATAGAAGAAATGTTAGGGGATCCGGGTGGAAAGCAATATCCGGCATATAATGAGCCTCCTAGAAAAGACTTTGTACCTTATTCAAATAAGGCAGGATATAATTATCCTTATCAACAAGGTTCTGATGCAGTTCCTCCGGTAAATAGTATACCACCTCATATACCTAGTATTCCGTGGCCCTTAGAAACTGTAACCGCAGACTTATCAGATAGTTATCTTTATTTGTTTACGGCTGGTAATAAAATAAATCAAGCTTTAAAAAGTAATCCTTCCATGGACAGAGAACGAAAAATTCTTTTAAAAAAATATTTAAAAGAATGTAAGGTTGCTTTAAATATAATTAAAGATATTGGATTAAATTTAATTAATAAGACAGAATTAAATTGACATTCCCTGTGTTTTTGTATAATTTAATCAAATGAAAAATTTGATTAAATCTTCTTTTTTAGTGTTAAGTATATCAGGTGCGGCTGGATATGCATCATATTTGTTTATGGGTAATTTTTGGTTTACCTTTAGTTTTTTTGTTTTAATGCAATATGTTTTATATTCAGTTGTTTTATCTGCAATAACTAATTATTTCAAAGAAAAAACCAAACAGAAAGAATTAGATAAATTAGAAAATTTATCTACAATTTTGGATTGTGCTTATTGTTCAACAAAAAATGTTATGACATTTATTCCGGATCAATATGAAAAAATACAATTCAAATGTTCTGGTTGTAATAATAATAATTCTGTAGTTATTCAATTTATGGTAGCCCGTACTACAGAACCATTAGAAATTAAACCACTTACACAAATCAATTAATTATGTTAACACAAACACAAACACATGACATCACAATTCCTCATTTAACTTCTCCTCTTAAAAAAATATATGAAGATGCAGGTTGCCTGGCTAGATGGATTGCTTTATATGAAGCAGTCAATCTCATTGCAGATAAAGGTGAAGAAAGAGGGAAAAAATTAGATGATATTGAATTTAAACCTCTAGATATTAAAGATTATATCAACGGTGTTGAAGATATTATTCACCGGAAAATCTTACAAGACATGTATAATATTAATATATATCACACAGATAATACAGAAGAGAAGCAGACATATACCGTTTAATATTCACCATAAACGCTAGTCTGGGTGCAAGCAGATTCTTCATAATCAAAATTTTGTAAAGAAAGTTGTTCTATTACATCATTATCGTTTGCAGCAATATTGCCTCCCCCTGCACCAGGACTTTGTGGTTCATAACTAAAATCATATCTTCTAGCTTTAAAAAACCACATATAATGTCCTCCTAATGGATTAATTTGAAATTCATCAATGACTTCCGTAATTTCAAATACATTCGCTCCTCTTTTTGGATAATGCAAACGGTCAGAACCGTACTCTGTCAATTTAACTAAATCACCGGCTTTAGGTTCTGCACTTAAACCACAAATTTTTTCAAAAGGTTTTGGATGTATAACACCATTTAAATCACTATCAGCTACTATACCAAATTTAGATAATAAATATGCATCATTATTTAAATTTAATAAAACAACCATTTTATATGGGTTATTATTAAATCCGGCAGTAGGTTCTTCGCCGTATAAAGCATATGAAGAAGAAAGTTGAGTTAAATTGGTATAATATTCTATTTCCTGCCCGTATACATTTATAAGTTCCAAATTCCAATTACTGAAATTATTTCTTTCATTGAAATTGACAGACTTATTTAAATAACGAAGCTTCTCCATAATATTATTTATTGGGATTATATTTTATATAATAAATACCATTTATTCTATTTAAAAAACCATTTGTTCTATTAATAGCTTTACTGAAATCTTTGTTTTCTTCTTTTTCAATATTAAATCCATAAGCCTTTGATATGCTTATAGCCAATTCATCTGGTATTTTATCATTTTTTGCTACTTTATTTTTTAATAAAGTAGTAATGTATGGATGATTTTTTTGTGGATTTTTTGAATAAGGAACTTGGTTAAGATGTTTTCTGTTAATGGATCTTATAGGAACTTGCTGATGCTCTCTCGTGTGAGGTGTAGAGGTAGAAAAGAAAGTTTTAAAGTCCATATATTTATTTATAAAAAAACTCCGTTTGTTTGCACAAACGGAGTTAAATATTTTTTATTTTTTAATAAATCTTATTTGTTGTTAAAAAAGTTTCCCACTTTAACACCGTCTACTTTATTATTTTTACCAGATAATTGTTTACCAGCAGATTCATTTTCTTTTTTAACTTCACC